CATTGAAAAACTCCCAAGCAAAAGTGTGTGGCGCCCCTCTTACAAGGCACCACGACAACGAAACCCTATTTAGCTGCCGGTCCACTGATTAACGCAAATGCCTCGCCAGCTGGCCGCCACCGCGGCAAACCGCCCCTCCAACGCGACATATCGCGTCTTCCTGCCATTCTCGAACCAGGTCTCGCGCTGGCCGCCAGCGCCATAGCCTCGCTGGAAGCAATACACGATCGTGCGCCGCACCGCCGGATCCGCCAGCGTGTACCAGTTGTACGCGCTGTAATCCACCAAATCGTTTTCGATCACGACCCGCAGGGTGCCCCGCACGGTGTTGATCGACGTGTCGGCGGACGACATCTTTTGCTCGTATTGCACCAGTGGCGCAAGAGTCTGCAGGGCCGCTTCCTCTTGGCTCGGGGGAGCCAGCAGAATTCTGGCCGGCGTCTTGATCTTCTTGGTCGTCCCGACACCGGGCTGCAGTCTATGCAGAGTCCGCATCTCTGCTAGGCTTGCGCTCGCGACCGCTGCTGGCGTGCCCGCGATGTTGTAGTGCCCGCTGGTCGTGCCACTGAACAGCGCCACCGTGTCCGGCAGCGTCGGATTGGTGCCCACTTGGGCCACGCACAGCGTGTTCAGCTTCGCCTCGTGCGCGTACGCGAGGCTCTGCAGTTGCGTGTTGAAGGCATCCAGGTCATCATTCGCGATCATGACCGGTGTCAACCCGACCTTGTTCGCATACCGGTCAACCGCGATCCACTGCATCAACTCCTCGCTCATCTTCAGCTGCTTCGGGTCCTCGTCGTCCATGATGAGGTCGAGGTTGTCAAAGATGCCCGACGCCATGATCGTTCGAGGCTTGAAATCCGCTGCGTCCGACATCCGGCCGCACCATTGGCTATAAGTGGTCTCGGCCATCGTGAAACCGGTATCCAGGATCTTGTTGGCCAGATTCGACAGCAGGTGCGGGAAGTCCCCGGGACGGTTGTACGAGTTTTCCGCCGCGTACAGATCGCTATGGAACACTTGCCGATCGGACCCGCCCAGCTGCAAAAACGCCAACGCATCCTGCTCCGGGTTGTGCGTCACGCGGCCGCCTGAGAGCGCTACGCAGCGGCGCCCGATCTCGAGAAACGACATCCCGGCCATGTCACGGGCATGTGGCGGTGGCTCGATCTGCAGTCCGCAGCGCCGGCCCAACACCGCCACCGCCGCCTCCACTGTCTTGTCGATCTCCGGCTCGGTGTTCTCGATCCTGGTCTGGACCGGCTTCTGCTTCGCGATCCGATCCTCGATCCATTTGTCAGCGGCCGCCGCTGGCTCCAGGCCCTCATCGACCGCGGCCTGGATCTCTTCGATCGCCACGTGCAGGATCTCGCCCCGGGACTTGATGTCCGCGATCCGATTTCGCTCGGCCAACTTCACGGCTGCCTCGTCCAATGTCTTGGGCTTGGGCGTGGGCGTGGGGGAGGGCGACGGGCTGGGCGACACATTGGAAGTAACAACCCATTCCGTTTGTACCTCCGTCTTTTTCTGTTCCCACCCCAAGATCGCCGCCAGGATTGCGTCGTCGCCATCGGGAATAGTTTCCCCGCGGGCGCGGAAAGCGGATTTCAGCACAACCTGGCACTGTTCGTCGGTGGCGTTGGCCTCGACCAATCCGCGGGCGTGCAGTGCAGACTTGATTTTTGGGTTCATCTTTTTCTCCACTTGGAAATCTGCCGCACCGCGCGGCGAACTACTGATGCTCGGGATCGGGCCCGAACCTGTGTGCACCATCACCGTGATGGTGGCGGGCTCGACGGCCCGTGATCGCTCGGCGCCCATCAGGTCGCCGAATGATCGCACGCCGTCAATCATGCCCAGGCTCGCGGCCTTGGCGGCCATGAAAACCGTCCCCTGTCCATACCGCTCCTCAACCTGCTCCACCGTCACTCCGCGGTTCTCCGCCACCGCTGCCAGAAATTGCTCATACGGCTCGTTGACCCGGTCCTGCAGGACCTTGGTCGCATTGGAGTCCAGCTTCTCGAACGGGTTCCCCACCGCCTTATTCCGGCCGGCGCAGAACACAGTGAATCGAATCCCCGCATCCTCGGCTGCTTTGCTCATTTCGCGATGGATCGCATAGACCCCGATACTTCCGATCGTGGTCGAGGGGGTGGCATAGAACTCTTCGGCCGCGCTTGCGACGTAGTAGGCCGCGGACGCAGCCATCCCGCGCGCGAGCGCCACGACCCGCTTTCTGCCCCGCATGGCCAGCACGGCCCGACGCAACTCCTCCGTGCCGGTCACGACCCCGCCCGGGCTATCGACCTCCAGCACGACCGTCCGGACGTCCCGGTTTGCCAGGGCCTTCGCCAACTTGCCCTCCAGCTGCTGCGTGCTGGTGCCGCCGCTGAACGACATCAGCATGTTCATCCTCGGCGCCATCGTGCCGAACAGCCGCAGATGCTGGACTCCGTCCAGGATCGGGTCCTCGTCCTCCTCCTCGTCTGCACGGCCGCGACCATTTGCCGCCATGATGCCAGCGATCTCGTCCTGGGTCGGGGTGTAGCCATTGGCGCGCAATTCCAGGAACCCGCAGATCTGCTCGAGCTTGTCCGGGTCGATCGCCCAAACGTCGTTCAGGACGGAGGCCACGATGTGCCGCGACTTGTGATCATGCTTCTCTGCCATCAGGTCATTCCTGGCACCCGCCTAGTCTCAGCGGTCGCTTATGTCCTTCAGGTCCTTTTCGTCCCTGTCCAACCAACTCAACCATCAATCGCGATCGCCTTCGTCCGCCGCGTCTTCTTCCTCGCCCGCTATCCTGCCCTCGCTCTGCGGCCGGGCATCACCCTGGCCCTTGCTGTAGTCCAGCGTGATCCCAAGGGCTGCCGACACGTTGTCCTCGATCACTCGCTGCAACAACACTCGCACCCAATGCTGTTGGCGGCGGCCATTCTCGATCTGCAGGTTGCTCAAGCCTGCACGCAATTTCGAGATGGCCGCCTCTGTCTCCTTCTCGGGATCCAATTGCTCGCGCCCCGGGCCCAACGCCTCGAATTGTTGCAAACGCACCATGTCTCGGCGAAATTCCCGAGGCGTCTTGCTCTTGAAAAGCCCCATCCCGGCGGCCATCGCATTGACCTTGCGACGAACAGGCAGCGATATCTTCGACGCAAAAAACCGTTGGAGGGGCTTGATATGCGCATCGTCGTCCAGGTGGGCTGCACGCGCGGAAGTGTAACTGTGATTCCGGTAGTCCCTTGTTAGCCGGCTGGGACTGATGCCGGCCCCCATCGCCTGCTCGGTGCGGATCTCGGCGATGAAGGGCGCGGCATCTCGATTGGGTCGTTTGCTCTCCGCGATTTCGATGTTGTCATCAACCCCACCCTTGAAAATGAGACCAGCTCCCAGCTTCATGAGCGGATTGCCATGCTCGTCGCTGTCGTCGTCCATCCCATCCGACAGCCCATGCAGCAAGTCGTGATTCGGGCTCCGATGGATGAACGTCAACAGGGCACCCAATGCCGCACTGGTCAGTTCGGCGCCCATGTACCAGTCGCCATCCCGGATCGACTGGTGGGCTTCCTGCGCCCAGGGGTGACCGCTTCGTTGACTTGGCCTGAATCGCATGTAAGCGTGAATGATCCGGCTGGCCGGTATCCGGCTACTCAACGCCAAGCCGCGATAGTCGTAATTGCTTGCCGGGTGGGCATCGTATATGTGGTACGCGACCTTGCGGTTGCGCGCGTCGTACTCGATCCCGTTCTGGATCCGATTCATGCCAGGTGCACCAGGCCGGTCCTGCGTGGCGTCGAGTTGATCTCGCTCGATCAACTGGTAGCACAGCGGGATCTCCCGGTCAGCCGACGGTTGCAGGACCTCCAGCAGGATCGCGTTTCCGGCGTTGATGAGCTCGTACATCGCCAGCCGTTCTAGTTCGCCCCACGAGTTTTCAGAATCGGCGTCGGCCGTCTTCGACCATCGCTCGAAAAACTCGTCGGATTCCAGGCTGTACTCCAGGTCCCGCAGGATCTTGGTCCGGAGTAGGTCCGGGGTATCGAGCATCGACAGCACGTCGGTGCTGAACGGCACCGCGTAGGACTGCAGGCCGGCCCCCACGATCAGATCGGCAAGCGTTCCCGCGATCGCCTTGGCCGTCGGACTGTTGATCGCCAGATCGCGTGACCTGGCCGACATCAGCTCCCATGCCTCGCGGATCGCATCCTCACCCGCGTGGGTCTTGGGCTGCCAATTATGGTTTGTCCGGTTGACCCGCGCGGCCTTATAGGACTCGTCCGCACCCAGGATCAGGTTGTGGAGCCACTTCAGCATCACACATCCACCGGCTTGATCGGGACGAAACCAGGGGCCTTGCCAGGGACCCGAGACTCCCAATACTTGATGTCCTCCAGCAATCCTTTGATCATTTCAGCACGCTCCTGTGCCTCACTCCAGCTTTGTACGCCTGCCTTTACGATCTCGTAGTATCGCTCCCGGACAGCTTCAAGCATTTCGGCATCACTCGGCATGCCGCCACGATAAGGTGGATCCTGGGCTGCGCAGCCTCAGAAAAGTGACAGGTGCTGTCACGCGAGGCGCAAAAGAAGAGGCCGACCCAGTAAATTACCGTGTCGGCCGCTTGCAAAAGAGTGTGCTAGGGCCTAGCACTCTGATCGATTGGGAACCATTGGCTCTACTAGTCCCTGGTGTCCATTGAGTCCTTTTCGTCCCTGTCCAGGAGACTCTATCTAGCTGAGTAATCTTCTGGCGGTTCCCTCCGGTGAATCTGTTTCAGCTGCTGATATCTCGGCACCTTGACTCGATCACCGCACACGGGACAACGGTACCAGGTGTAATAATGCCTGGTCGAGAAGGCCGCGCAAAACACTGGGTGTTCACCAGTACTGCACCACACGCACTTGGGCGCGGCCTCATCTCCCTGCATCGGTTTCCTCGTCCGGCCGTTCGCCCCTGTCACCAGCGGCACTTCCTGCTCGGTTTCATCCTGTCTCTGCTTTGCCATGTTCTCACTCCCGTATAGACGGCACCAGTTCTATCGGCTCGTCCAGCCTCCGCTCCGTCTCCCGAGGCCAGTTCGAACTATTCCAGTCCAGCCTCTGCTCGCTCAAAACCATGTCCGCCAAGGCCCTGGCGTAGATCTCGTCGTCCCAATGGTGGTTTCCGATCGTGTGTGATCTGACGGCCCACACGGTCCTCTTGCGGCCGTACCGATCCTCCTCGACACGCTTCCCCTCGTTGACCAACTGCCGCAGGTATTCTCTGCCGAATCGCCCGACGTCACTCGTCAGCCACCAGGTCCGCTGTTGACCGTCGCAGCCTGATACGATCCGCTGCATCACGTCCTCTTTGTAGACGTTGACGTTCACACGCCACACATCAAAACCTCCGCGGTACACGTGCCCGCGCCTGGTCTTCTCGAGCGTCGTCTTGCGAAACCGCTCTGCCGTCTTGGTCGCGGTCGTGTCGCCCACGATTGCCCTGGCCCGTGGTGTGTCCAGTGCTTTGATCGCCTGGTATACGTCCTCCTGGCGGTATCCGGCGTCGATCCCCAGCAGCCGGATCCCAAATTCCGCCTTGCCCAGTGGGCTCTTTTCACCCCCATGCACCGGCCAGCGGCGCTCCAACAGCGTTGACTCGATCGCGGCCAGGTCGCTCGTTAGCCGGCCCTCCTGCTCCTCATCCGTGAACCTTGGGATAAAGCCCCAATCCACGAGCCAACTCTGTGCGTCGTGTCCCCACCCCCGCACCACGTAATACACCCCATTTTCCTGCACGTCGCAGCCAGCAGTCAGGAACCACGCTCGAGGGTCGACTGTACACCGAGGGTGCCCTCCGGCCAGCATCTGACCGACCCGCTCCCACCTCGGGAGCTTCTTGCTTGTGCTGTGCTTCAGCCCCAACCAGTTTTGCCAGAAGTCCCCGAGCTGGCCCTGGTCGTAATGCCGAATGTACGCCTCGGCGATGTCGGCGAACGTGACCGTGTTGCTGTGAACGCTCCACAGATGGAACGACGCATGCCTGGCCGACCTAGTAGGCTCGCCCGTGATGGCACCCGTCCGATCGATCTGCTGCCCCTGCCGGACCCACTTGCCGTTCGTCACAAATCCCTGCTTGCGGTCGTCCCCGATCCGGCACCCCGACACGCAGATGTAGTGCGCAGCCGCCCTGGCCTCGTCCACGGGCAGCAGCTCGCCCTCCTGGTCGCGGTAACCCGTGATCCCGCCACGACCCGCCAGATCGCCCTTTTGCAGTGTGAAGAACCGCACCTCCTGGTACTTGTCGCAGTCCGGGCACCGGGCATGCCAGCGACGACGATCACCCGCTCCGTATTCTGCCGCAATCACGGAGTCCTCGCCCACCGGGCTGGACTCCTGGCAGATCTTCCGTCGGTAGAACTTCTTGGCCCGCTCCTCCGCCACCCGGACCGGGCTGCCGGCCGCGGTCATGTTGTAGACGTCGACCTCGCTCAACACAACGTTGCGACACGCCCTGCCCCGGAGTCGCTGCCTGGAGCCGGCCCACGCCAGGTAGATCCGACAGGTTCCCATCTCGATGTGCCGCGTGTTCCACTTCCGTTCATGCGGCACGTTGGCCCGCAGGGTCGGGCTCTCGAGGCAGTTGCTGTAGAACCGATCTCTGAACTCGATTGCGGCCGCCTGATTTGGCAAGCAAATAAGGCTGGGTGCCGGATCCTGATCGGCCACCCAGCCCAACGCCGCCTGAACGAACAGCGTTTTTCCGACCTGCGTGCTGGCCATGATCGTGATCTTCTCGACGTCCGCGCTCTCCCACGCCTCCAGGATCTCGATCAGGTACGGGTAATCTCGGACGTTGTACGGCCCTCCACTCGCTTCATGCTGGCGGCTCAAGTGGAACCGGTCCGGAGCCCACTGGACGATCGGGATGCGCTCGCGCGGCATCCAGGCCTCGCGCCACTCAGCCCTCAGTCTGCTCGTCTGCGTCACCACTGACCAGTTCCCCAATCACGATCCTGACATCCCGCACCACGCCCGCCACGTCGGACCGGATCGCCCGCCGGCTTTCGCCACCCACGTCCGCCGGCAGGCTCGCCAAGATCCGGTCCGGCAGCTCGTCCAACATGCTGGCCGCCTGGGCGACTGTGCGCCGCAAGAAATCCGTCACCTCCTGCACTGGCACCAGCGCGGCCCTCTTCTGCTGCAGCCGCAGCTCCCGCTCCTCGCACTGCAGATTCAGCAGCCGGCCCCGCTCGACGTCCAGGACCCCACTGCCCCCGCCGATCCGACCAGGACCGCACGCCCCCTCACGCCATGTTTCAATCTCGTCGATCGGATAATAGCCATCCCGCTTGCCTGGCGTGCCAGCCCTCCCGGGAAAATCGGCATATCCGTTTGCCCAATCTGTGATGGTCTGCTGGTGGACGCCCAGCATCCTGGCCGCCTCGGCCCTCGTCCTGCAGATCCGGCCGCCTGTCTGCTCGACACGCTCTGTGATCAGCCCGCGCTTCAGCAGCCACCGCTCCACGGCCCATGCGCGGAACTTGCAGGTACCGTTGCGCGACTCGACAGGCATACCCTGCTTGATCCAGGCCGCGACTCGCTGCGGCGTAACATCCAGGGACTGCGCCAGCTCGACTGTGGAGATCGTTTCCTCACGCGCCATCAGCCCACGAACTTATACTTCGCCATTCTCGCCCGGGCCGCCTTGCCCTTCTTTGGCGGCTCGGACTTGGCATCAACCCGTCCCACTTCGCCCCTGGCTGCCATCGCCAGTTGCAATCTGTCCTCGACCAACCGGGCCCGTTCCAGCAACCCCATTTCCGGGTTCTCAGCTTTGGCTTCCTCGGCCGCCAGCTTGCCCAGGGCAGACCACCATAGCCGGACCCTGGTTTCCGCGATCAGCTCGCCGGTAACACGTTCCGCCCTACGTGACCCCACACAAAGCCCCTTCGCGCCAAAAAGGAATCCAAAGAAAAAATCAAATACTGGTAAAAAGCGCGCGAATCCCGGGGAC